GCGCAGCATTAATAACTGGCATCCCTTCAAGGGCTGTTAAATCAGTATTGCTCATGGGCGATAGCATAACCCGTGGGTTCAGCTCTACCGATGCTATCGGCGATTTGTATCATAATTTTGGTTTCCATGAGCGAGCTATTGCAAATCGTTGTGGCGTTATCAATATGGGGATTTCGTCGCTTTTGGCTTCCGCGCTTGCTGATTATGCGGGAACTTACCCATTAAGCTATGCTCTTTATATGGGGAAAACTACCCATGTTCGTGGGGCTATTGGCATTAACGACATAACATCATCACGGACTTACGCGCAACTGGAAGCGAACTTAAATACCATTGCGGCGAAAGTTAGGACTTATGGCTCAAAATTTGCTTATGCTACTTATACGCCGAGTGCAACATCAACAGATAGTTACGCAACCGAAGCCAATCAAACGCCTCGGACTGGCTGCGGTGCTGGTGGTGTTAAAGATTTAGTAAATGCAGATATTTTATCAGGCGCATTAGTTTCTGATTGGCAGGTATGTGATATTAATGCCTATGCCCATGGTACTGACCCGAATAAATGGGATGTTTCTATTGCAAAAACCGCGGACGGAACACATTTAAGCGCGTATATTGGTATTGCAGGGGCTGCATTGGACAGCACGATTGTCGCTTCATATAACGAAATAGCATAGGGGATTTATGGAATATTTTATCGGAAAAACTCATTGCTTCTCAACAAATTCAAAAACCGCAAAGCATTCGGTATGCAAGGCTATTTTGGAAAAAGATTATCCAGAAAAGCTAGAGGGGCTGGAATTATCGGAAGGTTTGCCGCCATATTATGGGTTAGTGCCTTCTACAGACGCCCCAGAAAAGCCTATTTTAATGCTGTTTCGTGAGCCTATAGATAGATTTATCAGCGCGGCTTCTATGAACCATGGCTTGAATGATATTGAAGAAAGCCTAGCAAAACTCGGTGAGTACCCGTTCGACAAGCAAGTGGACTATATCATCGAAGGACAAACGACAGTTTTTAAGTTTCCTGAACAATTAGAGCAATTTTGTGAAGCAGCTGGATTTCCATATCCGCTAGAAAAAATCAATGAAGCTACCGCTGGAAAGAAGGAACTAACGCCAGAGCAATTAGCAACTGTTGAGCAATTTTTCGCTGATGATATAGCATTTTTCAACGGATTATAATTATGCAATCATTAAAAGTAACTGTACCTGCTACAAGTTATCCAGTTACACTTGCAGAGGCAAACCAATATGCGCGAATTGACACAACGGCGGATGATGCCCTAGTCACGACACTAATCTATGCTGCAACATCCGCAGCGGAGGAATATCTAAAACGCGCACTTATAACTCAGACGCTAGTATTGACATTGGATTTGCCTTCTAGCCCACTTAATAATTCGTTAGGCGATGGTTGGTATGATTTACCAATATCTGTTTTATATGGGGAATTGCCAAGAGTTATCCCATTGCCAAAAGCTCCTATTCAATCCATAACAAGCGTTAAAACCTATGATACATCAAATACTTTAACTACTTATGATAATTCAAATTATTTTTTAGATGCTAATGGAGCGAGATTAGTTCTTAATAATACGGCTGTACCGCCTTCTAACATGAGGCAGCTAGCAGCATGTGAGATAACTTATGTTGCTGGGTGGATTTCTGCCTCATTCGTTCCCGCCCCTATTAAAATGGCAATTCTTATGCACATTCAGTCCATGTATGATAACCGTGGAGTTTGTGAATTACCTTCATCTTGCAAAGCATTATTAGACCAGTTTAAGATTTATGGCATGTAATAACATTATAGGCGAAATGAGAAATCGCGTTGAGGTGCAGAAAGTCACGCGCACAAGTGACGGGCAAGGTGGGTTTGATGAATTATGGACTACCATAGCGACAGTATGGGCTAAAATAGAGCCACTGAAAGCTTATGAGAAATTCCAAGCTTCCCAAATGGGAATGATTGTCAATAACAAGATAACCATTCGTTATATAAGCAGCATAACACCAGATTGCAGGCTTATGATTAACGGTGTGACGCACGAAATAAAATCAATAATAGAAAGCTAACCATGGATTTCAGCTTCAAAGTAGAGGGCGTTGAAAACCTAGGAAAAGCCACCGCTGAAATGCGAAAAGAAGTACAAAGACAGCTGAATATAGCACTGGTTGCTTCGGCTGCAAAAATACACTCGGAGGCATCAAAATCATTAACAAGCGGCAAGAAAAGCGGAAAGATTTATAAGCGTAGAACAGTAACGCATCAATCATCGGCAGCGGGTGAAGCTCCCGCAAGCGATACAGGAACTTTACTAGGCAGCCTATCATTTTATAATTTCAATGATAGGCTCGAAGCAATAGTTACATCGCGTTTGAACTACGCAAATATGCTTGAATTCGGTACAAGGAAAATGGGGGCGCGTCCGTTTCTAATTCCCGCTTATGAAAAATCCAAAGCATGGATACAAGAACGATTAAATAAAGCCGTGCGCGATGCAGCTATAAAATCAGTGAGGAAGTAATGTCTTTTCCGTTAAATGCCCTGCAAGTTGGGATACATACCCGCTTGATTGGGTATTCTGCGCTTACAACTGCGTTAGGCGGTTCATTCGTATATGACCATGTTCCGCAAGGTTCTAATGCGCCAATCGTGGTTATTGGGGATGATACCACTGTGGATTTTGATACTAAGAGCAATAACGGATGGGATTTTACGATTACAATCCACACATGGGATTTTGAAAAGGCGGGGCGCAAGAGTATCAAAACATTAATGGGGCATGTCTACGACGCGCTTCACCATGCGGAAAGTAGCATTACCATAACTGGATTTTCGCTAGTGCAAATCTTTCAAGAGTTTTCGCAGACTTTTCAAGAAACTGCAAGCGAAGGCGCAAGTGACCACTACTACCACGGAGTGCAAAGATTTCGTGCTTTAATTACTGACACAACAATTTAACAAAGGAGAATAAAATCATGACGGCACAAAAAGGGCGTTTATATTTGCTCAAACTAGGCACTGCTGGTGCTGGCGGAACTGTTGCAGGGGTTCGCACAACCTCGCTAAAAATTAATAATGAGGAAGTTGATATTACAAACAAAGATAGTGCAGGATGGCGTGAATTACTTGAAGCCGCTGGCGTTCAATCTGTTGATATTGATGTAGAAGGTATTACCTCTGATGCTGCGAATTATGAAACGCTACAAGGTTACGCACAAGCTCAAACCATTAACGGCTTCCAGCTTATTAACACTGCAACCGATACCGACGCTATTTCTGGAAATTTCTTGATTACAGGCTGGACGCAGGGGCAGCCTCATAACAAGGAAGCAACCTTTTCTTGTACCCTTAAATCAAGCGGAACAATCACATTTACCAATACATAATAGGGAGTATTAAAAATGGCTGATTTGACAGTACAAAACCTAAACCCATTCAGCGCACTAAGCTATACGCTAGCCGCAGCCGCAACCACACAGGCTTTCACGAATAACGGTGAAACTTTCCTCGTATTTTTGAATGGCAACGCCTCAGCTCGCACTCTAACTATTGCAGCGAATGATGCCGATAAAAATGGATATGGTACGATTGCAACACCTGACACAGTAATATCGCTTAATGGCTCTGGAACTAATGGCGGGCTTACCATGGTAGGAAAACTTCCAACGGCGCGGTTCAATGATGCATCAAACAAAGTTAATTATACTGTTGACAATGTGACTAGCTTAACTGCGGCAGCAATTTCTTTAACTCCAGTGGTATAATATGACTTTTAACCCACAAAAACCAAGATACACCCTCAAGTTTTCAGATAAAGAATATGAGCTTGAGGGTAGTTTTGGGCTGATAGAAGCCGTTGAATATGCTATGAATGCCGATATTATTTCGGTTGCTCAAAGCGCATTAGAAATTCCCGTATGGAAAGTGGCAAAGCTTACCGCAACTATTCTCAAGCATTGTGGCAATAAAATTACTGCCAGTGATATTTCAGAAACCATAATGAATGAAATGGGTATTGCTAGCGATGAGTTTGCTTTATTGCGGTTTAATCTATTTGCCTTCCTGAAAATATGTATTTGCAAGCCTTCCGACCGCGAGCAAATGGCAAAAGATATGGGGGAGCTGATAGGGAAGATAGAAGCCCCGTTACCTTCCCTTGGCAACACTATAAGCAGTTCTGTTTAGGGGTTTTACACTGGACACCGCAAGCCTTTTGGCAAGCGAGTGTTTGGGATGTAATAGACGCATACGAAGGCTACGCGCTGGCGAATGGCATAAAGAAACAATCCAATTTAACCGATGAAGATATAGCGGAACTCCGCAGGGAAATAGACGAACATGGCTGATATTGCAGAACTCACAGTCCGAATAAAAGCGGATGCTGCACAGCTATCTGCGGAAATGAACAAGGTTAATGCTACTGTTCAGCAAAGCAGCGCGAAGATGACCTCATCGTTTGCGGGAATAAAAAGTCAGCTATTATCGCTCGCCCCTGCTATTTCAGCGGTGGCATTTGTTAGTTTTGCCAAGGGGGCTTTGAACGCTGCTGACCGCTTAAATGACTTGTCACAGCGTACTGGTGTTGCAGCGAGTACTCTTTCAGCTTTGAACATTCCGCTATTGCAGGGCGGGGCTAGTGTAGATGAGTTTGCATCAAGCATCACTCGTATGAATAATATGATTGGTGAGGCTGCCCAAGGTAAAAGCCAAGATTTGAATAACACTTTTGATAAGTTGCATTTGAATATACAAGCGTTAATGCAATTATCACCAGAACAGCAATTTTATGAAATAGCAAAATCATTAAATGAGATAAAAAATCAGGCTGACTTTACCAATACAGGCATTTCTATTTTTGGTAGGAGTTTCGCAACCCTTGCACCACTTATTCGTGATAGTAATGGGAAACTTGCTGAATTTGTAGAAACCCAGAAAAAGCATGGGAGCGCATTAACCGAGGAGCAGCTCGCGAGAATAGATGCGTGGGGTGACGCTTGGACAAGTGCTATTGAACATGCGAAACTAGGATTGCTTGATTTTATTGATGTCATAACGCGAGTTCCTAGTGCGGACGATTTCTTAAAAGCGAATGTGCGCAGGGACATTTATACACAACAAATGTTGGCAGCTAGGCAAAGCGGGCAACCATTTGATGAACTTGCAGCAAGAAAAGCTGCAAATGAAGCCGCTGGTAGAGTTTCGTCAATTCGTCCAGATAGCGTTACTGAAGCAACTATTAAGGCATCAATAACAAGTCCAAATGGAAAAATAGTAGATACCAAAGCCATTGATAGCGCGAGACAATCATTAAGAGATTACAATTTAGAGCTTGCTCGCAATCAAGAAATGATAGGCAAAACTGACCAGCAAAAAGCAGGGCTGGAAGTATATTACAAAACTCTTGATTTAGGTGAAAAAGCCAAACTTAAAAACGCTAAGGAACTTGCGGTTGCTAATCAAAAAGTTGCCGAAAGCATTTACGAACAAAAGAAGGCACAAGAGGAAGCAATCCGCATAAATGACGAGTGGCATAAAAGCCTATCATCAGCGATTACGGATGCAATTGTTAATTTTAACAGCGCAGCCGATGCGGCAGAAAATCTAGCCAAGGCAATCGCATCAATGATTATACAGCGTTCTATTGCCGAGCCTTTGACTAATGCACTAGTTGGCGCAACTGGAACGAGTGGCGGTGGACTTTTGGGAGGGATAATATCGTCTTTACCGTCATTTGATGTTGGTTCGCCTTATATTCCGCAAGATATGATTGCTAAAATTCACCAAGGGGAAATGATTATCCCAAAGGTTCAAGCCGATGCAATGCGTAGTGGCTCAAATGGTAGCAGCGGAATAACGCTTGTTCAAAACAATAATTTCGCAAGCGGCGTATCACGCGCAGAGGTGGCAAATATGCTTCCTAGTGTAGCAAAAGCAGCTCATGACGCGGTGTTTGCAAGCATTCAGCGCGGCGGTTCGGCTGCAAAGATAGTGGGGGTTAGATAATGACAATATCAATGCCAGTGCGCCCAGCTTTTAAGGCTTCTAGTTTTTTCCTGCAAACCAACTCGCAAACATTTGAAAGCCCGCTAAATAAGGCAACGCAACGCCTAGAATTACAAGGGCAGCGGTGGCTTGCAACTTTCACCTTGCCGAAAATGACCAAGGCTCAAGCTACAGAATGGATAGGGTTTTTCATGCAGCTTAAGGGGCGCGTAAATACCTTTTACGCAAGTGACCCTGATTGGCAACGCAATCTTGGTGCATGGACTGGAACGCCACTTGTAAAAGGTGCTTCTCAAACAGGGAATACGCTTTTAATTGACGGCTGCACGGCAAGCGTGACCAACTGGGCGCGGGCTGGCGATTATTTTAGCGTAAATGGCGAATTAAAGCGATGCACGGCTGCAAAAAACAGCGATGGTAGTGGCGAGGTTACTCTTGCTTTTGAGCCTCCCCTTCGCGCTTCACCCGCAGACAATGCAGCTTTAACCTTTAATCCAGCAACTTGCACAATGATTTTAACTAGTGACCAAGTTGCCGAGTGGAACTCAAACCAGAATAAAATTTATGATGAAAAATCCTTTACCGCTTATGAGGTATTTTAATGACTAGAGGGCTTTCTACTAATAACGAGGCGGCAGTCGTAGCGGATACCATCGCCCCTCTTTTATTTGTAGAAATGGATTTCGGCAGCGGATTTTCGCGGGCGCATAGCGGGATAGGAACGATAACTTGGGGCGGCTATGATTGGCTAGGTGTTGGGACGCTTGGCTCTATAAGCGCGATTGAAGATAGCGCGGAATTACAGCGACAAACTGTGAGTTTTACAATAAACGGCATACCGAGTGAATGGCGGAGCATTGTTTTAGATGAAAGTTATCAAGGGCGCAGTGCTAAGGTTTATCTCGGGTTCTTAGATACTAGCACTTATATTTTAACCGATGATCCCGCGCTCTTATATATAGGGAAAATGGATGTCGCGTCCATTAAACAGGGTGCGGAAATGTCAATCACAATTACCGCTGAAAGCCGCATTGCTGCATGGAATAGACCAATGGTTCGCAGATACACCAATAACGAGCAGCAATTCAGATTTACAGGTGATAAAGGGCTGGAATTTATAGACCAAGCATCCCGCAAAGAGATTAACTGGGGGCGCAAAAATGAGAGTAAATAATTGGGAGCAAATCCTCGCTGATTATTTGCAATCCTCGCAAAATATCCAGTTTGAATGGGGGCAAAATGATTGCGCCTTGTGGGCTTCAACCTTTGCGGATTTAGTAAATGGCACAAGCATAGCCGAAGACTGGCGGGGGCTTTATGGCGATGAGGAAGGGGCTAATGATTTAATGCTTGAACGCGGGTTTGCTAATTGTGGAGATATTGCCGATAGTCACTTCACCAGCAAGCCACTAAAACGCGCAAGCCGTGGCGATATGGTTATGATTGCTAGCGGTGCGCTAGGGATATGTGACGGACGGCGGAGCTACTTTATAACCCCGCAAAAGGGACTTGGCGCGGTGCTTACATTAAGTTGTATTAAAGCGTGGGCGGTGTGATATGCCTCCAGTAATTATTGCAGTTGGTTCGGCAGTTGCAGGAGCGGCTATTAGTAGTGCGATTGCAGCTATACCACTTGGCGCATTGGCTGGCGGTTTATTCGCTGGCATAGGTCTATCATCCGCAACTTTAGGCGCGATAGCTGGCGGTCTTGTCAGTATGGGTATTTCGCAAATAGGCGGCTCTTTACTCGGTGGCGGCAATAAAAATGGCGGTGCTTCGGGTTCTTATGATGCGGTTCAACAAAACAGCGGTCTAAAAACCATTGTCAGGCTTTCGGATGATACGATAAAATTGATTTATGGACGCGCTCGCATAGGCGGAACACTTGCCTATATTGAAACCTATCCAACTGGCAATCAAAGTGACGGCTCGCCAAAGACTGGCGATAACACATTTTTACACATGATTATCGTCCACGCAGGGCATGAATGTGATGCTTTTGAAGAGTTTTATCTAGATAATGATTTGGTAACGCTTGATGCTAACGGTTTTGTTCAAGAAGCTCCTTATAAGAAGGATGGGCTTTCTTATGTACGAATAAAAACGCATTCAGGGAGCGACACGCAAGTCGCAGATAGCTATTTAATGGCAGAGGCAACCAATTGGACGAGTGAGCATCGGCTGCGCGGGTTGTGCTATTCTTATGTTCGTATCCAGTTTAATTCAGATATTTTCCCTAACGGAATACCAACCTTAAATGTGGTGCTTCGTGGTAAGAAGGTTTATGACCCGCGCACAACACTAACGACATGGAGCAATAACGCTGCTTTATGTGTGCGGGATTATATTTATTCACGCGATGCAAACAATATACCTTATGGCTTCGGTGCAACAGCAAGTGAAATTGATGATACATTCACCACAGCGGCAGCTAATATTTGCGACGAAAGTATAACAAAACTAGATGCCAGCACAATTTCCCGCTATACCATAAACGGAATAATTGACACGAATAAAACGCCGATTGCTAATATGGATGATATGCTTTCGGCAATGGTTGGGGCTGTTACAATTCCAATGGGTAAATTCCGCATTTACGCGGGGGCTTATGACACGCCAGAAACCAATGTCATTGATGAGAGTTTCTTAGCGGGTGAGATAAATTCAACGCTTCGTATATCAAGACAGGATTTATTTAATGCGGTGCGCGGGCTTTATATCGAGCCAACAAAACAATGGCAGTCTGATAGCTTCCCCGAAATTACGAGTTCAACTTATGAAACCGAAGACAACGGAGAACGGATTTATAAGGATATTGCGCTTCCTTTTACCACTGACCCCGAAGCATCACAGCGCATAGCCAAAACGATTTTACGCAAAGGGCGCGAGCAAATCAGCGTACAAATGCCTTGTAACTATAAAGCATTGCAATTTGCGGTTTGGGATACTGTAAAAGTCAATAATACGGCGCATGGGTGGAGCGAAAAAGTCTTTAGAATAATGAGCATGAGCTTTGAAATAACCAATGGCGTTATGCTTCACCTGCGCGAGGAAAATTCGTTAAGTTATTCGTGGACGGCAAGCGATGCGGAAGCGGTGGCTAATGCGCCCGATACGAATTTGCCAGATGCTTTTACTGTTGTTGTTCCATCATCGGTAGCCTTTAACTCACGCGCCGTCGATACCGTTGGCGGCGATATTGTTTATAATATGGTTATGACTTGGGCATCTTATGGAAATTCGTTTGTAACCAATGGCGGGCAATTTGAAATACAATTTAAGCTTTCTGCGGATAGCGATTGGCGACCATCTTTCTTTGTTGCGGGTGACTTTACAAGCGCAGATATTCCATCAACTTCGGTTAATACTCTTTATGATTTACGAATTCGTGCCGTCAATATTGTTGGCGTGAAAAGCAACTGGGTAACGATAGCTAATGCAATGATTGGTTCTAGTGGCGGGGGTACAAACGCCGAGGGCGGGGGGATATGGGCAGGCGCAGTTTTCACAACCAAACACTGGGGCGGTTTTACCAACTTCGGAACAACAGAAAGTGATGGTATATCCTCGCTTGTTAACTCCCCCCCCAACAAGAAAAAAGGTCTGCAATGCCTCTCCGCCGAAAACCTAAAATGTATTTCGAAC